ACTCATACTAAATCTTGTGGTTCTGGAAATTCAGATTCCGGCTCTGTTTCTGGTTTTGGAAAATGCTGAGGTTTGAATTTGAATTTCTCTTCCTCATATTCTCGTTGTTTATGGCTTTTGCGACCATGTTTGTCCCACTTGGGACGCCTACCTTCGTTACGTCGAAATGTTTTACCCATTTTACTGATCTCCCGGCCACATCAATATATCGGCCCTTCCGGTGAAAACCAACCAAGCCAATCGAAACCTGTGCGTGATGCAATCAAGACCCAATGGTCGTGCTGGCATCCATTCTCCATTAATATGAATTCTGGTTTCTTTGACACTTTTTGATAGAGATTTTAAAGACCAAATGTTAGGTGCTCTTTTCATTGTTCATATGTATACCAAAAAACCCCGACAACATCAACTTTTTTTACACTATTTATATTCATGCTTGTTAAACGAGTTCTCAATCCAGCGAAGAAGAACAACATCCAAGGGGATACGTTTCATTTAATATTCCTCGGAACGGATGCGGTATTATATGATGGGTTATGGGACGAAGCCATCATATACGGAAATAAAGCCCTTGTAAGAATTGCCATTACCGACCCCAGAAAACTCACGACATTGCTTGATAAAAGCGTAAAAGAAATTACTTTGTACATCTACAAAATTCAAGATACCGGAGAATTAAAACGTTACGGCGACCCAATTAAAGGAAAGCCCACAGAAATCACCGTTCCAAACTACTAACATCATATGCAGCATGAAGGCAAACGATGACATGTGTATCTTCCGTGTACCCTTCTAGGTCATACTCTGTTTCGGTTTCCTCCAAACTCAACCTGATAAAAATAACCATCTTTTTCGCTATTGACCATATACCATAGATAGGAATGACCATCATGGAAGAAGATTTTGATGCTTTCATGTTATTCGCCATCTATGGTATACGATTGAGGTTTGTTATACTGTTACCGGGTGGATTTTTGGGATGAAAGACGTCGCCGCAGGAACCACGGGAACGGCTGACAATTTTTGCAATCGATTTTGATCGACAAGAGAAATTCCTTGTGAACGAGCCAGTTCTATTACCGATTGAGGAACGGGTGTAAATGCAAACACTTTCTTGGGCCTTCCTTGACCGCCCGTCTTACATCCAATTTCGGCGGCACTACCTTTTTCAATTTCCTTGGAAAGTCTAACCCGCAAGGTTATTTCTTTTGCATCTCGCTGTAAAGCGAACACATCTTCGAGAGTAAAAAACGGCGTTTTTGGCCATGCTACCACGAGATTGATTTTATTTTTTCTTTCTGTTTTATTGCTCATAAATCGTAAACAACTTTGAACTATTCTACCACATTTCTGTGATCGTTTATAGGACTATAACACGTCCAATATAAAATGTCAAGCATATTTTCATTGGCCTTTTAGAAAAAGTTCGTTTATTGTTCTTGCTAATTCAACAACGCTATCGGTGTGAATAAATCGGGCATCCTTCCCATACATGACTTGGAAATTACGCTTGGTGTTGTGCCCTTCTCCCAGGAAGGAATTGTATTTTTCATCCTGCACATAGTAACTGAGAATATGGATGCCATGCCGACGTATCTTGTTCACTTGATTTCGGGTGTGTTCAACACCATTCCCGTCTCCATAATGAAAAGAATGTCCAGTCAATGGAGATTTCATTTGAAAAAATGGTTCCCCGTCCGAAATATTGAGAAAATACCGATCTTCTTCATCCGGTACTGCCCGAGTAAACAAATCCATAATTGCACCAAATGCCAAGCCCTCTGGGGTACAACCACAGGGTTTTAAAAACCTAAAAAGTTGCTTCACTTTCGAAATTTTGTCAATTTTGGAATCATATGCCAACACCACATAAGGCATTTCGACTCCACTGGAAGTTTTTGTCGCTCTAAACGATACCGTAACGTGAATATTATCCACCATCGAGGCTGCTTTGCATATAGCCACACACATTGTCATGGTTTCATTCCATTTTTCACCCACCATCGAATTGCTGGCATCGACAGTGACATGCAAACTGCCTTGTTTGAAGTAGGAAATCTTGATTTTTTCGAAAATATCCTCGGCATCACACCCCGCAGAATAAAGAAGTCGCCGATTAATACTTCCCACCTTTCTTCGAATTTGTTTGGAACGATTGGCTTCACGACGTATAAGCAATCGTTTTCCAAGTTTGTTTCCTAACTGCATTCCCCGTTTCACCGCTTCCGATGTAACATTGTTTGGTTGAATATCTCCCTCCATATCTTTCCAGAAATCAGCCATGGGGAACACGGCTGGACCCGCTGCTATTAATTCCATAGTAAGTTTTTTGACTACAATACAACCAACTCGCATTGCCGCTTCATTGCCTTCCATGGACACGGGAACGTAAACCAAAACAATTCCGTGCTTCTCAATCAAATCAAGCATATTTTTCTGAACACCCTGGAGTTCTTCCTTTTCAGAGTTTCCGTGAACGTATTGAACCTGTTTTTCTACTGCTTTGATAATCTCTTTCGGAAGTTCTTTGTCGGGGGCTTTACTGACTTGAGATGTCATGGCCTTGTTTTCATCGTCTTCTTGCTTGGGTCGTCGAGCCAAAGTATCCGCAACATCCTTGATAGTGCGATCTGTATCACTCTTTTTATCGGGGCTTCCCGTATCCTCTGAAATTTCACCGGCGTCCTTTGAATTTTCAGAATCGGGAGACGTGGACTTGAAGAAATCATCCACTTTCATCAATTTCTTTTTAGTCTGTCCACCGTTACCACCAGTTGGATTATTTTTTTCATGATAGATTTGAATGTTCTCCAGCACTAACTGGACTACCTCATATGCTAACTTAATACGATCCTTGGTGGTCTCCAATCGGGAAATTTTAGAAATTCCAATCCGTTTAGCGATTGTATCGAGCCCCGGTAACGCCTGTAAATCTGTTAAGGGATTAGTAAAGTTTATGATGCGAAACTCATAGGAAGCCAGACTAGGAAATCTATATTCATTACTCAATAGCAACTGGTCGATGGTCGGTGTATTAAAACAAACATTGTAGGACGATTCGTAATATCCCACATATCCCGGCACTCTCGAAATAACCCAATCATCGATATACCAGTCCTCAAGAATATTAAACATCGATTTGAGAAACCGTTCCAAGGACACTTTTAAAATCTTCTTTTTCTTTCCAAATTCCCAGATGGATTTTGGAGTATTGAACGGAATTGTCTTGGCTAAATCGAAATCAGTTAAGATTGTATGCGCCGCCTCATGAAGAGCCAATCCAACGGCTTGATCAAAGTCTTTGCGTTTACGAATAGCCGTCGTAATGTAAATTTCTTTACCACCAATGTTATAGCTATCTCCAATGGCTTTGAAATACACAGGCACGGTTGTCCCCGTAAGAATATCGACATAATTGGAAATTATGCGTCGGACAGATGCCAACTGAATGAGATCTATTGAAAACGCCTCGTCTGGGTTTTCGCAACTCGAATCAATGTAATCCGAATATCTCTCGTGCTCCAGCCAGAAATCCGAATAAATCGGATCATCACTCATTTCTACTTCATCTTTTCAGAGGGGTCGTTGAGTGGGTTTTTTGCTCCCTTCTTAGGACTGTACCCTTCGACGATTTGACGAATATATGTTCTTTCCGAATCTGCTCCACCCTCATCGGGGAAATCAGGATACATGGTCATTTCGGCAATTTCGTCGAGGTTAAACCCATCCATAACAAGTTGCGCCATTTCGACTACCGCACCCGTAGGAATCAAAGAAGTCAACCGAGGTTCTTCTTTCTTGAGTTCATTAACGGTTTTGTGTGATATGTCGCAAAGGTTCCACATGAGAGACCCTTTTTTGGTGTCTAAACTCGGATAAAGAACATTAATCAATTGAATAAGTTCTTCCCGATCTAAGGGCAGCATTTCGACTTTCACGGGGAAACGTGTAGCCATAGCCCTGTCCAATACTTTCGTTGCCGTGTACTCGCTTCCTATGTTAGCTGTGGCAATAAAACACACACCGTCGGCAACAGAAATAACGGGTGTATTTTCCGCCTCGTCCAATCTAAGATATCTTTGCGTTGGGTCAACAACGGGGATGAGGATATTTAATCCATCATGAGAAATTCGAGTTAATTCATCTAAAACAATAATTGCGTTTTTCGTCTGTATTGCTCTCACAAAAGATGATTGATTAAAATACGTTCCAAGTTCTTTTGAAAAAAACGTGTTTCCAATAAACATTGCTCTGGCATCCTGCGAACTACCACAATTAAATACAAACAACGGATGAGAATATTCCCGATATGTAACTTTGTATTTCATTTCCTTATAACCCGAATAAAATTATATTTGCCTTTTAATGCTTTTTTCCAATTAATTCGCTTAGGGTCCGGCCCTCTAACTCTACCCCGAGGAATTTTTTTATTATATTCCGCAATAAATATTTTAAAATCTTCTCTCGTTTTTAATTCATAATACCCTCCCTCTAAATGAACTTCTATAACGATATTATCCCATCTGGCTTTTTGAGATGCTTTCATTTTCTCTTTCGTTTCAGGTGACAATACTTTTCCCACCCGAGATCGTCGAATAAGGTTTTTGGTGCATTCCGAAAGTTGTTTCCCCCGATGGATTTTACTTATTTTTTGTTTAAAATCATTCGTTCTTTTCTTGCCGAACATAGGATTATTTTCACCCCCGTTTTGAATTTTTAACCGTTCCTTCGCCTCCGGTGTATTCAACGTTCGTGTAATAGATTGACTTAATCTGTGTCGATATTCCGGATCACTATATCGTCTATGTTTATTCGGAGAAGTTTCCCGAATTAAATTATACGACTGTTTATCCGCAACGGCGTTGAACTTATCTATCCAAAAAATCTCACGTCGTTGAAGTTCTTTTTCTGTATCACATATTTCAAGTATTTCTTTTATAAAATTATTTTTCCCATGTTTTTTTACGGCATGTTTTAGAGCAATACCAGAACCCAAATAGCCACGAGTATATTTTTTCTGCTTTCCAATGTAGTACTTACCATTGACCAGATTTGTTGTTTTATAAACGACCATCATATGTTTCTACGCCAGTAATAAGTATATTCCAACTCTACATTTCTTCTATCGTTTCGATTTTTATATTCGGAGAAGATTTGAGGTTTTTTAACTCTTCCTCAGAAACAATGGCCGTTTTCACAACAGAAAATACTTCTGCGGCAGCTTTGGCTGTTCTTGTTTTCCCACATCGGGTGTATCCAACAAACAAAATGTTCTTTTGCCGATAAATCGCCCAAAGCAAATACTTCCACTTTAAATCACTGATAACGAGGTCTTTCGGTTTCAGAACGCTCGCCTGTGATAGCAATTCCGAAATATTGGTTTTAATCATTTTGACACACCCTAACAGAAAATCCCTCGTTTGTCAAACATAAAAAAGGGCATCCAAGTTCTTTTGGATGCCCGAGTTGTGTTCTGGGTAGTTTACGCTTTTACAACGAGTTTCTTGTCTGGAGTTCTTTTACGAAGTCGAACAGGATCTTTCACTTTATGGTCTCGAAGTTTCTTGAAATCATCTCCAACTTCTTTCATCGGTTGATTTGGGAGATCTTCTTCTTTTTTGGTCTGATCTTCAACATATCGTTTTTCTTTGTTTTTTTCTTTGGTAAACGGTTTGTCCGTAGACATCGTTTTGGGTTTGTCGTCCTGTGGGAGGCCCTTGTCTGGACCTTTGACTTGATCCTCTTTATTTCGCCACGCTTTATCTCGGGCCTTTTCAACCCCGGTGTGATGATTTTTTTGATCGAGGTTATCTTTGACAAATTCTTTGACTTGTTCCCATGTTAACCCAGTAAAGAAATATCGGTCTTCCAATCGAGGCATAAACACAATTTTGAAATTGTCCTCCCACAGAGGAGTAATCCAAACTCGGAGCATATCGCCGCCATTAATGTTTAGATCATCATGATCATCCCAGACCACCGTCCATTCCTTGTTGATATCAGAAACGATCTTAGACATTTCATCACACATTTTTTCCTTGGTTTTGGTGTCTCGTGAATTGGAGTCGGACGAAAAGGTTTTGTCCTTTTTAGCCGGATCAACACCGTTGGCGTTCATTTCTGGTACACGTTTTTGGATTTCCTCAGTGAGGATTCTTCGGACCATTGCTTGAAAAGCGGATTTGTTCATATTGTGTCTATAAATATCATCCTTAACCTACAAAAAGCCATTTATCTAGAAGTCATAAGCATCGTTGCTAGATTCTGCGTATCCGAGTATTTATACATTTTGATGCTAGGATCTGCTCGTTTTAAAACTAACTCTCCCTCAACCGGTTCACTTTCTCGAATAAAAGCCATGGAAAACGGACGTTTTTTTGCCTTGGCCAAATGCAAAGCCAAAAATAATTGATGATAATTTGCAAACCCCCGAATTCGACACCACGGCCCATATGTCTTTTGGAGCATTTCTACCTCTTTTTCAAGAGCAAACTGATCTTTATTAACAACGGCGGCATGATTACAAAAGTAATCCAAAAACTTATCGAAAAGAACCATATTATGTAAAAGAAGGAGTAAAACTACCACTTAACCTATCGCCCCCGTGTTCCTGCAATCGTCGTTCATACCACTGAATTGTGTTTTTAAGAGAAGCGATCTCGATCTTCATAGCATCCTGAAGCTCGGAACTTTCACGCAAACGTCGTTGAAGCGTCTCAATTTCATCTCGATTGTGTTTTGATGTTTCTTGAAGAAGTTTGTTTTCATTTCTAAGCGCCGAAATTTCCGCTTTTAATTCGGCTCTCATTTCTTCCATAATCCCCTTAACCATTTCCATGGCTCGATTATCTACATCGGCATCAATTTTGGCTCGTTGAATGCGCTCATTAGCATTACTTTTTATGCGTGCTATTGCATATGCTATTAGGGCAGCAAATACCGGAGGAACAATCGTAATGAGTATGTTGCCGTCAATCATATGCGATAATGCTAAACGTAATTTATTCTACGTTTATAAATATGCGAGAAAGATTGATAACCGCCGAAGTAATTTACTTTTTGGTTTTTTCGTGGATAGAATATACAAATATTCTTAATTATAGACGAAAACTAGCATTTGCTCCAGCCACATCCGGAACAACTAACACAGCCATCGATGTAAACAAGATCTTTTCCGCACGTCGGGCATTTCTGTCCCGTAACACCTTGGCCGTTCCTGATATACTTTTTGAGAACACGAGCCGCCGCCGCCGCCATGGATGTAATATCCTGTGTTGCTTTTTGTAATTGCTCAACTATAAACGGAATGGGAACACCGTGTCGCATCGAAGTAGACGCAAGGCGAAACAAAATCTGTTCGGTAGGAGTAAATTGCTTAGAGAAATCTTCAATCACCAAATCATCGATTTCGAGGGCATACTGTCCCTTCTTGATTTTATTGATTTTCCCTTTCTTCTGAGTAAACTTGAATCCAAACCCGTTGACGTGACCACCAAAGATTTCATAAGGTTGATTGTTCTGTATTCCAACAACGATAACAAATTTCTCGCCTTTGACCGTAACCACATAAATGTCGGCATCGAGAGAATCTAAACGTTTCGGAGCATTGATTGTATGAACAATACTCTCCGGAGAAAGGTTCATCACTTTCATTTCCTCTTCGGAAAAATCCCCCGAAGACATACCCAGTCCCTCTTCCTTCAGTTTGAATGCGAGATCTTTGAAAGGAATCTCGCTGACAATACCATACATCTTCCTATCGGGAAAGGCGGCAAGGGATTTGACTTCTTTTTCATGAGACGCCAGAATGAACTTATAGACATCTTTCCATTCAGATCCCTCGGGAAGCATATAGGTAGTTGAAATGGAACTATCAACCCATTTCATAACCCGAGACATCATTTCCAGTTTGTCCATGGGTTTAACATCCACCGATTCAAGAAAATTGAACTCCTTGCGGTGCTCATCGATAAACTTGGCGATTCCTTTTCCTTTTGCGCCATCCCATGTATCTTGAATAGAGTCGGACTCAATGGGTATTTTGTATCCCTTGGCTTCAAACATTTCCCGAACAACTCTTGGAACGTTGAAATAATACTCATACTTTCCAGCCATACGAGTTCGTTTCCAGAAATACATGAAAAACGGAGGTTCGATTCCGTAGGAAAGAACCAACCCACGAAACATTAAAGAGAGCGTCCCCGTTGGCGCTATTGAACTAACGGTCACATTGCGAGCGTGTTTACCGGTTAGGACGGGGACACTAAATTCTTTGTTCAGTTCTTTGGATAACTCAATCATCCTCGAAACAAAAATTGCGTTTTGCCATTTATCGGCATTAAAAAGTCCAAAATCACCCTTTTCCTTTCCCAACTCTTCGGTACTCACATACATCCAATAATTGAACCATTTCATGAACTCTTCAAACACGTTGTTACATTGAGGCGAGGCATAGACAATGTTCTGTTTGAATAACCATGCCGAAATATTGGTAACACCTGCGCCAGTTCGACGGAGTTTCTGAATAGCTAGTTTTTGATGCGGAGTTGCATAGGTAAAATAACGCAATTCACATTCATTTACGTTATCCAAAAACCGATTAATGGATTTGCCAATTTTTTCCAGTTGACCGATGTAGATTTCTTTTTTGGTTGAAAAACGTGCTACGTTAACAGATGCCAATACACAAAGAGATTCCCGAGAAAGATACTGTTCGGAACAAGCGTTCGTAGAAAGAATACGAGAGTCATACTCATCGTTGGGGTCGTACATGGCATCTGAATTAGAATACTTTCGTGCCAAATCAATATTCTGAATGCCGGGGTCTCCATTGGCGTGCATTTGTTTGGCAATAAGCTCCATAAGTGCCCTTGCCTTCACTGTTTTTGTAAATACTTCCCGCTTACGATCATGCGTGGCAATACGATAATACCTACCCGTTTCTTTTTCACGAATAGTGGATAGATCTATACTATGGACATCGACATAAATTTTGTCTCCCTTTTTAACAGCAGGAATTTCGAATTTAAGTTCCCAGTCGTCATTGGTATCCACGGCTTTATAGAACTTCTCCGTGCATTGAACAGAAATATTGGCGTTCTGAATTTTCTGACGAAACTGTTTTACTTGGCAGAATTCTTCGACATCGGGGTGATCACAGGAAATGGAAAATAACATGGCGGGTATGCGACCCTTTTGACCAACGTATTTCCCAATACCATCAATGAAATCCATCCAATGAACCGCACCCGTTGATTGATTGGCACTATTCAAAACTTTAGTTCCGGCTGGTCTGAGAGCCGAGAAATCAACTCCAAGTCCTTGACGGAAAGCGGCACACTTAGCAACCGTATATCCCGTGTTACGAATGATGGCCTCCAAACTATCCCACTCTTCTTCCTTGTTACGAAGCTTACCAAGAGAGATAGTCGTACAATTCGCCATCGATATTTTCCTCCCAGAACCCGCACCCTGCATAATACTGCCAGCAGGATGCCACCAATCATTGAATATCTCGTCGAACCAACGAGCACTCCAATAGTCCCTTAGTTCTTGTGTGGACTCAACCGAAGCGATATAATCACATACACGCTTAACTGCTTGTGTATATGTTTCTGATTCGTTTATCGTATATTTTTTTTGGAAAGCGTCAATACTGAACCGATTACCTTCAAAATATTCTTCGGTGGTGAGTTTCTTTACGTCTTCAAATTTAGTAGTAATAACGTCCGCTGAAATTGTTTTTTCTTCCATAAATCCTTAAAAATTATTGTGGCAAATGATAACTATTTATTTCAAACCCCGATTTACCGGTTTC